CTGGGGCCTTATACGGCACCATAGCTCTTTGAGTTGATTCACCAGGTCTTACTAGTTGGATAGGCTCAGAACTACCTAATAAAGGCTGGGCCTCTTGCCGGTCCATACGTCTGGCATCAGTTGCTATCTTGCCAAAATCTAAAGGCTCTACACCCTTTCTGACTAATTCTTGTTTTGGCAGCGCATCACGAGTGCCTTTCAACGCCCCAGCCGTCATTAACCCACCTAGAACAGCCTCAGTAACGCCTTTAACAGTATCGCCAAGGTCTTTATCCTTTATTCCTTTATAGGCCGTTTTAACGCCTTCTGTCGTTGTCTGAGCCATGCTCGGTGCAAAAGAACCAGCTGCGATCTTCCCAAGTTGTCCTTGACCACCTGTGGCGAGTAATAAGGCTAGATTTGTAGGTGAGGTAAGGCTCCCAGCTATTTCAGATGTAGGGCCAATAATATTTTCAGCAATATCTGTAGCTTTTTTGCCTAGCCCTAGCTTTCTGCTTATGGCTTTAACCCCAAGGCGAGCATTTTCATCATTCATACCTATTAAAGGCTTGGTAACGTCTATACCTGTTGAGCGTTCTATAGGTGTTGGGGCAGATTGTTGCGAAAGAATCTTATCTAGGTAATCATAAGCACCTTGAGTAACAGTATCTAGTGGTGTCTTTGGAGTTTTAAATCCTAAATCAGAAGCAATATTTTTAGCCCCTAATGGTCCAACGTATTTGGTATATGGCAAAATAGATTGGAGAATACCACGGGACAACTCACTAATACCCCTAGTAACTGGGTTATTAACGCTACTCAAAGTAAATGGAGTACTGGCGGCTTCAATAACTTTATTGGCCACACCAGCAACTTTTGGGTGGTCAGCAAGGCTGTTTCGCATAGTATCAAGGAAATTCTCTTTAATTTCTTTCCCGGGATAGTCTATGTTATTAGTGTCAGCCCAAGCTTTTTGCCTCGCTGTTAATGCCGTAGGGCCAACAGGATTTGGTTGTGGGTTAGGGTCTGCTACATGCACATGATCTTTATGAACCCCAGCCTTAAATCCATTAGCATTAGCATCTTGAATAAAAGCTTGGCTCTTTGCATTCAGCCTAAAGTCAGCAGCATCACCAGTTAAATGCTGTGACCCAGGCGCGCCTCTTGCTCTAGCGTTTTCTTCTGGGGTTCTTCTCCCGCTTGTATTGACGAGATCATAATCTGTAGCTTTAGATGCTACATAGTCTTTAATTTTTTGGCTAACCCCTTCAAATTCATTAGCTACATTTTCATCTTTAAAAGACGAGAATGTAGGCTCTACATATGTAGAAGTATCTATTTTGTTTTCTTTAGCCCACTTTAATTGTCTTTCAGTTAAAGCCATACATTATTGGATTCCTTTAATTTTGTTAATAGCTTCAACTGTCGCTAAATCATCATCATCAGCGACCCTGCCTTCAGCTTGTGCTTGAGCGATATTAGTCATAGCTTTTGTAAGCCTAGCCGTGTCAGATAAAGCAGGTGCTTTATTCGCCGCAGTATTAGCGTTCTGTTGTGCAATACCTAATGAGCCTTTTCTATAAGAATCTAAAGCATCAGCATTACGAATACCAAGATCACTTTTCTGTCTAAAGTTACGTTCATTTTCAAAGTTCTTTTGTGCTGCAACCTCAGCATCTTGTTCAGCTCCTATTTCACCACCTCTAATCCCAGCATACCCAGCTAAGGCACCCGGAATAAGTCCTTGGTTGTTTCTCATAGCGTCTAAACCAGAAAGCCCAGCTACTAAAATCTTATCAAATAAGTTAGCCTTACCATGCTTGTCATCAAATTTAGGTTTTTCAACACCATAGTTACTCATCCAGTCCGGAAGCTTGCTAGCTCCTTCAGAAGCCACAAAACTATCGCTAGGACTTGCAGCCTGAACTTGAGGCTTATTTTCTAATGAAAATAATCTCCCGACATTACTCCCTGCTTTTTTTGGTTTTGCACTAGTAAAAAATCCATCAAATAATCCCATAATATCTCCTTACATCTCTTCTTCTTTTTTCTTCTTGCCAAGTAAACCAAACAACGCCTCTGGTAAAGTAGGCCCTAAAATACTACTAGCTATTTCATCTAGCGGCCCCATACTACCTAAAGATTGGATACCACCAAACAACTTACCAGCAGTATTTTGCTTACCAAGGTCTTGCATATCATCTGCTTCTGGTAGTTTTTTACCTAAATAATTAAACAATCCCATATTACTCCTTAAATGAACTTACCTGCTATACCTGCGGCTGTACCTAATAATCCACCACCGCTACCACTCTGTCCACCACCACCCTTACGAATCTGCCAGCTCTGTAAATAAGCATTCAACAAGTCTTTCATTTTCTGATCCTGAGCCTGATTAGCAGTTTGAGTAATCTGAGCTTGTTGGCCAATCTTACCGCTGGCTGCACCAGTATATGAATCAAGATAACTCTTAATAAGGTCTTGGTTAACTCCAAAAGCACCACGATCCTCACCCGCTTGAGCCTCTTGTTCTTTAGCGCTATACATAGCCTTATCTTTAGCCGCTTCAATGCCTAATCCAGTTCTCATTTTAGCTTGCTGGCTACCAATATCCCTAGAATTTTGATCTGCGGCTTTAAAAAGTAATCCAGGCCGTTTAGTACCAATAGCACGTTGAGCATTAGCCAAATTACTCTGGCTGCTCTTAGCTAAGTCGCTAGCTCCTAAAGCATACTGATCGTCATACGCCTTTTGAGCCGGAGCTTGGAAATCAAATTTAAATGGATTGTAAGTAGATTGAGGCCCAGCTTTATATCTGCCCATAGCCTCATCTAAATCACCAAAGCCATACTGAGAGGTGGCATCTGACACAGATATAGGTTTACCAGTCTGGGACCAGTCAAACGCTTTATTAGCGTCTAACTTTCCATTCTTCATGGCACCTGTAGGTGTGGCCCCCAATGAATTTCCATACCCAAACACAGAAGCATCTCCATACTGACCCATATTCCCAGGCCCAGAAGGTTTAGGCTTACTTCCAAACAATGATCCTAATATTCCCATATTAAACTCCTATTAAAAAAGGTAATCCAAACACAAATCCTGCTGTTCTCTCAATTAAATTAACCCAAAATATCTTCCACTCTTCTGGTGTAGTCCTTTTATGGGCATCGTGTATAACTTCTTTCCAGATAACGTGCATCACAAAGATTGGTATCAGTCCTAATCCTAACCAAGGTGTTATTCTCATTAAATGGCCAAAAATAAGCGTGCAAATAAATCCAGTAAAAAAATGTTCAAAGCCCGCTGTATTACGGTAATTCCCTGCGTAATGTTCTTTAACGTTAGGGAACACAGCTAACAGTCTTAGCGGTATTTCTAGTAATGATGTTTCACCTAGTTTCATCATAGTCTTGCAAGTATCTGGTATGCCACTCCATCAATAGATACAGCTATTGTCCCAGTAGATGCTACTGCGCCAGCAGAATAATCACCTAAATCCCAAGCGTCAGTACCATTAATATCTGTAGATATTGTACCTGCTATGCCTAATCCGTTGGTGTTTAAAGCCATCATACTTGATGCGCCAACACGAAATAACATAGCATTGAATAATTCTGATATTGTGGTGTCACCGTCACTAAAGGCTATACGATCTGTACCTGCCAATAATAAAGCTATTGAACCACCATCATTTTGAAGTCTTAAAGGGATTGCGCCTGTGGCTAAAGAGTTATCACTTACAACATTGACTAAGTATCTAACGCTTGTATCCGCACTATTACTCACAATATTAATCGCACTACCTGTGGTTAGTGAATCAGCATTGGGGATGTTAATGTAATGGCCTGTGGTAATTCCAGAGCGACCAAAAGTTAAACAGTTAGAAGTAATAGCAGATGAATCCCAAGTAAAAGTATCAATACCATTAAGAACACCATTTAAAACGCCATTACTTGGAGAGGTTAAATAATCATTTATTCCACCATCAAAAAATAGTTTTTTGGTAATAACTAAATCTTCATTTGATCCTACTATCACTTGAGTAGATGTAAGTGTTAAAGCAGCAGCTGTTCCAACTATAATTTGAGCGCTATTAGCTGCATTTGAAAAAATATAAGTATCACCAGACCCATCAACGCTATCTAAAGAAACTTTCTTTCCTTCAATAACGCCAATGCCATTATTAGAAACTCTAAATTGTTCGGTAAACGTACCCGCAACCATATTTACTACTGATAAATATGTGTCTTCAGAAGCCGCTGTGTGGTCAGTATTAACATTCGCAATACGTCCTACAACCACACCTGTGTCATTCTTAAAATCTAAGCTCTGGTAGTTATTAACTGTGGTGTTGGTGTTCTGAATAGTAATAGCAGCAGTGTTAGAAGCCGCTATAACAGAAGTTTCAGTGCTAGAATTAGCTAATCCAAATACAGAAGGTGTAAAAGTCCCTCCTGTAATAGTGGGGTTAGTATCTAAAACAAACTTACCTGTGCCAGTTAGAAACGTAGGATCACAGTTACTTGGGTCTATATCCGTATATAAAGGGTTTACTTTTAATTCTACATCACTAGCGTAACCTACTGTGCCATTTAAAAGCGTGATACTGTTTGTGGCCATTTTTTAAATCCTCACTATGTGCGATACTGGTGTGCCTCTTGCGCTTAATTCTTCTTTAATTTCTTCACTACACGCATCACTTCCGGGGCATGTTATATTCTGCATTAAAAGTGTATAATCTGGAGCATCAGCGCATGAACTACACACGGCAGCTCGCATCAAATGCCCATCTGCAAACTTAACATCAATATTTCTATAAATAGGTTTCCGTGAGTTCCAAGTCCCATTAGGGGCCTTAACCATTATCTGAATCCCACATTGTCCACAGTGTCCCATTTGATACATTATGCACTCCTAAAAAATAGTCCCTTATCCTGCGCAGCTATCGAAAACGCATTAATCTGAAAAGGTTGCCCGGCTATATTATTCCTAAAACCTACTCTCATCGATTTAAATCTAGCAAACTTTCTTACTCTACTTGTAAACACAGATTGACTACCCCAGTTAAAAGAACCCCAGATAACATCTCCCCAAATGGCGTTATTGCCACTGAGAACTAACGGGATTACAATTTCTTCAGAGGGTAGCGCGTTAAAGTCGTACTGCAAAATCATGTCTACAGTGTAACTTCCATTACTATTGGCATTGTAATACAAAAACCATAACTGTTTCAACACATCATACGAGCCAAATACCGATTTCCAGTTAGTAAAATGATAATTCTGATAACCACCTATTGAATATTCAGTAGTTGAATCAGGAGCCGTGGCGACAGCGTTAAAAGTTAAAGTATTTACTGTGTTACTCGTAATTAAACCAACTTGTCCCGCCCCCGTACCAGAAGTAAACAAAACATTAATCCCCCTAAATTGGTTCACATTCCATCCTCCTACTTCATAAGTAGAGGTCGCATCAGGAACCGTTACCCAGTTTGAGTATAAGGTAAAAACTACAGGCCCAGGAGTGTCATCGGTATTGCTCTGGATTTGCTTAGACTGCCCAGACCCAGTGCCTCCTGTTATATGCAAATAATACCCAGCGTATTGATTAGTGGTTACACCAGTAAGGGTAGAATCTGTAAGAGTAGCTATGCCACCGGCAGTAGCGGTAGACGTGATTAATAATTGACTAGTATCAATAAGCGTGGTAGTTGAACCTCCCGTTGCAGTCCCATTTTCTTCAGCGCCATCTCCATTAGTAGTAGAATCATCTAGCAACCAAAGATACCCATTAAAATCACCGGAATATAGGCCTATAAAACCATTGTCTTCAATCTGTTTTAAACATGAAGCCTTAATATTATTCCATAATTGCCATACCGGCTTCTGCTTAGCGTTTGATTGAAGCTCATTGTAAATAAAAATCGTATCGCAAGTAGATAGCTGAGTAGGAACTGAGATAAAAACTTTAGCCGAACCTGCCTTTACACAATATTCCATATTAACAGCATCTAAATGCGCTGTATTCACTGTAGTAAAGAGAGGGGTTATAGGGTAAGACAGGTCTTCACTTATTCTCATCTCGTCCTGAGAGAAGTCTGTTGGCGTTATAGGGTATACCTTGAGCGTAGTCGTAACAATATAAAGAACGCTCTCGCCTTTAGCGCACCGATTATTAAGAATACCTATCTTAGAGCTTATTCTACGGGCCTCCGTGGTTTCAAAAGGCCCATTCTGGACCCATAAACTTTTGTTAGTACCAAAGATAAGAGTACCGAAACATCGTTTAATACACTGCACAGGCCCATCTGAAATTTGAATATTCTCTTCAGGGCATATCCAAGGCATGTAAGGCTTGCTCACATAAACATCAGATGGTCTGGCGGCACTAACAAACCAAGTCTGGCCAAAATCATCAGTTTCAAAGATACTCGATATGGGAGAAGCCTGATTGTCAAATTCTGCTAAAATAGTTGTTAAGGCAGAGTTTGGGATAGTGAAAACAAATGTAGTTGTGGTATTATCTGGTATTTCAGGGGTAGTGGTAATTCTTACAATATCACCAAGAGTGGTATTCTTAACATAAAGCAATTTAGCATTAACCTGAGGGTCGCTAGAGTTAGCTACAGTAATAGTAATTTGACGCCCAGCAGCAACTCCTGGCAAACTAAAAACAGGGCTTAACTCACCTTCTTTAATAACAACACCTAGGCTTGTTACAGCGTATGAATAATAAAAAGTATAATCGCCACCAGTAACTCCCCCAGCCCCAGTATCAGCAGCACTTGGGGCAGCAGGCCTAGGAAGTGACAAATTAACCCAACTAGTACCATTAAAAGCCTTATTAGGATTAACTCCATCACCAAAAACACCTAATTCTTCACTACTTGTTACAATAAACTCATAATCGCTATACGCAGCAGCTACTCCAGATAAAGAAACTACAGGGGCGGTAAAATCTTCATATATAGCCGTACCATTGTGAACAAAGTTTTTTTCAACGCCGTCCGAGTTTTCGTATCTAAATAAGTTAAAAGAGGTCGTAGAGCCAGTGATAGGCGTAGGAATGCCATTTGTCTTGTTGAGTATATTCGAGCCATTGCGTGTCAAAGCTGCCCCGTCTATGGTGTAATCCATATTTAGAGAAGCTGTGCTTGAATCTTCAGCGTCTTTAGTAGGGCTAGACATTAAATCTAACCCACCGCCAAGATCTTTGTACTCTACATTGTTAAGACCTAAAGTCATTTAAATACCATGATTTAAAGTTGATCTTTCAGCTTGTTTTTCCAAAATAAACATGCCTTTTTCTTTTATATCAATAAACTCATCATTCTTCTTATCGTAAAGGCGATGCTTCCCATCTCGATCTTTTTTATAAACTAACTTCCCCCATTTGATTTCGTCTTGTTCTAAGTATTTTGCTAAATCCATAATCAACTCCCATTATTCGATTGATAATTTTTTCTTGTTGCCGATGTTTTAAAAGTATTATTAGCAGCTCCTGGCAAATTCGCTTCTAAAGTTGCTGGAAACCCACCATTATTAATATACACAGCGACCCCAAGAGATGATGTTGCGTCATACTGAACATCTATAACTAACCCACTAGAGCCAATAGGTAGAGGTATATCTCGTGTTGAAAATGGCGATCTGTGAAAAAATCTTAATGAAGGATCAGTCTGAGTTTCATCATAATATAAAGTAAGCACACCAATATATTTAGATAAGTCAGATCCTCCACTTCCGCTACTTTGGGTACCAGAAACAAAAGTAAAATCTACTCCAGTTCCGCCATTATCATATAATAACCTAAGCTCAGGATCAGCCCCAGAAGGATCATAATATAATGGAAGTGTATTTGCGCTACCGTTAGGTGCAAAAAATCCACTTAATTGAGAAGTAACAACAGAGCTACCAGTATTTGGACATGTTATTTTTTCAGAAGAAGAACCGGCTGGGTTAGCATATAATGGAAACATTTCAGGGTTTGCCGCTGGTAATGTAGTGGCTAACACTTGATACACTCGGCCTAAAGCATCTTCAAAAGTTCCTGCTGTTGTTGCATATAAAGTTAAATAAGGAACGCCTGATCCAACCCAATTTGCGCCATAAGAAACTCTTGCATATAATTGAACAGCGGTTCCAGGCAGGGTATTTTCTTCTGTCACTGTGAGAGTTGAATTTAAAAAAGGGAAGGCGTTTAATAATGCAATCTCACCTATATCATTACCGGACAACGGCACGTAATCATCTCTTATGCCAATTGCAAGCAAATCATAGCTTTGAGTGCCAATAAGCCCAATCCCAAAAAAATTAATTAACGTAGACGCGGTTGCATTATGTTCAATAGTATATTCCTCTTGAGGTATAACAACGCTACCAGAACCTGAATCTCCATCAAAAAGTTTCATCATAGGTTACTCCAATACATATAATTAACGCCCTCACCGCCAACACTACAATCAAGCCAAACTTGGTTTAAATTTTGAACACTAATTGTTATCCCTTTAGACGCAGCTATCGATATGCCATTACTAGAGGCTACAGAAGCCCCACCAACATAAATAAGCCCAGTATTAGTAGATTTAGCCTGAATCAAAACCTCATACGTAGCAGTAGAACTTGTCGTTAGCTGTACCCTTGTACCTGGAGTAGTAACTGTTCTACTTCCATTAAGTATCGTCTCTACTGCTGAAGGCCCTTTTGTATAAACAACTTGTCCTGCCATAATATCTCCTATGCTACTTGTTGTCTGGGTAATTTAAATGGGGTTAACGTAGCCCATAATGCCCCAGTAATCGTTCCATCAAATCCATTTCCTGTTTCATCTGTAACTGTTCCACCAGATCCATTAGAATCAGGACCTAAAAGCCAATATTTCATCCTACTTTCATAGGTAAAATTGCTAAAACAAGAATTAGCCACCTCTTCTGTTGTTAAAACTTCTTCGTAAAATCTTATGTCCGTTATATTACCATCAAACACTGAAGCTAAATTCTTATCGTTACCTATAATATGGCTTCCTGCATTTGTAGTTATGGTAAGTCCTGTAATAGTGTTTACCACTACGCCATTCACATAAAACTTAAGCACCCCAGTAGTGGCAGAATGAGTAATACAAACATGATCCCAACTATCTCTGCGAGCCATTACTGTTGAATCTTGAGTAGCACCGTTAAAAAAACTCTGATAACGATTCTGAACAGCCAAAGCAAAAGTAACAAATAACCAAGAGCGACCAATACCATCTAAGTTAGATTGGCTTAGCAAATTGTGATTTCTAAAAATTGAAAAATCAGGCTGCGGTAATTTAGTGTTATTAGCCCAGCACATCCAGGTAAAGTCAGTTGTGTTAGGATTCGTAGTAATTGGAACGTTTATATTATCAGTAGCCCCAGAACCAAAAAATAGCGAATAGGGCTGATTACGAATAGCATAACGTCGTGAAGCTACACTTCTGGCACTTGCAGTTAATCTTGGTTGCGTAATTGGTGAACGAGCCATACATTTTACCTATAACTGCCACTTACTGCCACATTAGCTACTGTTCCATCAAACCAAATAAATAATCCTGTTGCAAAACTTACATTTTTAATCACTGGAATAATTGGAGTCCCTACATTCACAATAAAAGAATCAATGATAGTCCCAGACTCAGTTAGAGAATCATAAATTGTTATTACTCCTGCTGTTACAGTACCAGTAGCGCCAACTGTAAAGGAATGCAAAAAACCAGCCCCAGCCTTAACCTGCCCATCAGCTGTTTTTCTAAAATAGGAATACTGTTGCTCAACCGCCAAAAGATTAGCTTCCTGTCTTTCGCCAGACAATAAAAGACCACCTAAACCACCGTCAGTACCATCGCCGTTAATAGCTTTAACATAAGGCGCACTGTTAATTTGACTTTGTGAAGCGCTCATTAAAAACCTCCGGTAGCGTAATCCCACCCACTGTATGGTATCCCAAGCGGGTTCTCATCACGTTCCATATTGTTATTCATTGTCTGCTCAAAAATATCTCTGTTATTCCTTAAAGTCTGAATATCTGAAAGCCCACCACTCACATCTTTCGCCTCTAAAGCCGAAATAGCCGCATCCAACTCAATCACCGGCTCAAATGCCAATGGGAAATTATCGCTAAATGTAAAGTTATCAGCACTAGCAGACGTAGGGAAAGTAGGTTGTGAGATGTAATTAAGGCACAAACCAGTAGTAGAAAGCCCAGTAGCAGAAGTAGGCACCTCAGTAGTCATTGGTTGAGGCTCTAATATCAACTTCATCCCCCTTAACCGATAACTAGGTTGATACAAATACCCAGCACCAGCTAAATACGGGGACACAACAGATTGTCTGTTCTCACTAGGGTCCAAAGGCACTGTCCCGATAACCGTGTTTCTCTTCAACGTTTTAATGTTAAAGAAAGACGGCGTTAATGTAGCTAGATCCAATTCTTCAGAGTTTGCTGTAAAACCTAAATTAATCTGGGTACAAAAATACCCAGCACCAGCTTCATTCATTATCATGAAGTACTTTTTATAAGACCTGCCAATATACATCTTGAGTTCAGGGGCGGTATAAAAAGCTAACGCCGAATCACCTAAACTAAGAGCCACATTGGCTACTAATGTGCCTAAAGTTGATCCCATTTATAATATATCTTCCAGGTTAACATCGGCGAACGATGTCTTTTTAGCGTTTGCCATTCTTTTTTCAGACTTAGCTTCTCTTTCAGCCGCAGTCTCAACAACAGCGTTCTCAAACCCAGCAAAAGGGTTTAAAAGACCTTCTCTATCAACATCATTGAAAGAGCCTTCTTCTTCCTTCGGACGCTCTTTATCCATCATGCTATAAATCTCATCGCGCCATTTAATCATTCGTTCATGTCTGCGTTCTTTTTCTACAGTAGACCCGTTTCTCTTGCTCTCATCTAACTTCCATTGATAAGCCTTAATGCAGTCCTTTAACTTACCATCGGCATACAGCATCAAAGCATCTCTATAAGCTTCGTTAATTTCTTCCTTTGTCATGTTAGGGAAGATAGGGAAGCAGCCAAACTCTCTCATTGCTTCATACACATGCTCAACCAAAGGCAGAGGCACTTCAACAGTAGCGTTTTTATTAAACCTGAATACCTGACCATCGAATTGTTTTTTATACGATTCAAGAGAGGCGTTTAAAAACGGGATTGTAATTTGTTTAGGTGTTTTAATGTATTTATTAATGTCAAAGTTCATTTGCTTCCTTTAAAGCTTTATAATCAATCTTTGGGTATCCTGCCGTAGCATCAGATACCGGAAGACCTTGAAGCTCTAAAATTCCTTTTTTATATGTTAAAAAATCATCCTTCACTCTGTCAATGTTATCCTGCTTAACCTTAGTTTCTTTAAATTCTTTCTCAGCACTAAGAGTGTCCTTCATCTGCTGGATTCTCCAGTCAGCTCCATGATGGCGAGTTTCATACGAAGTCTCACGCATCACAAACAACTTATTCAAAACCCAATCACCCCAAGCTTTAGGATTCTCATCCCTGTCCTCAAGCTTTAAGATAACCGAATATCCAGATTTATCGTCTTTCTCCTGTAAAATAGTCCACTTCTTATCAGCCTGATTAAAAAGAAGTACTAAACTAGGATCAAAAGCCTTCAGCGTCTTAAAAGCACTTGCAGGCATGATACTTTCAACAGGATTACCATTGTAAACTTCCTGTATTTTTAAACCTTGGTCATCAATTCCATTCATAAAGAAAATAAAGGGGGGATTATTAGTCCCCCCTCTAAATTTAGAACGAAGGTTCCGAAAAGTTGATGCCCTTAGTCAAGGAATTACGTCCCTGAATAAGACCCATGTTACCTTCATAACGATAGTATCCACCAACTCCGTCACGACCATAGATCGCGCGGACTTGTTTCCCATCAAAATCTGCAATGTGCAAATCACGAGTTTGGAATTTTTCGATATTATCGTTGGTCATGTAAACAGACCCAATAGGTGCAAAAGGACTAATAATCCAAGTGAGTGCACCCCACTTGAGAACGGTAGCCCCAGACTCAATTGAACCCGGTTCATAACGAACTTTTTGTAACTCCATGTTGATGAAATTACGAGCTTGACCAAAGTTAGAAAGTAACTTGGTAGGCTTTTTATTTCCACGGTAAGCGGCACGGTTATAGATTTGCAATAAGAAATCCTGAGATACAGGAGTGCTCGAAGCATCCACAACGTTAGCTTTAAACTGAGGATAAGTGCTCACAGATACGCTTTCAAACGTAGTGCTGTAAGTGGTTTCATCCACAATCGCATCGATACCAGTCATTTCCTTAGCGTTAGCCAAAGAAGTAACACCGTCCAACTTGCCACTTTGACAAATAAGATCATTATCTGTCCAAGTTTGAGCCGAAGCCAATGTTAATGTTTTGGTAGCAAAGTTAACACCAGTGATGGCAACGTGTTTAATTTCACGGGTACCACCTAATGCCGTGTAAGCATCAATGTACATACCTTCATGAAACCGGAACGGATCATCTACAATTAACGATGTAGACGCTACGCCTGCACCATTAGCTAAAGTGATCTGGCCTGTACCTGTACCGTTAGCCTGACGTTCAAGGTTCCACATAATACGGATACGGGAATCTTCCATCACGCTTTCCATACCTTCAGCAAAGGCAACTTTTTCACCTTGCTTGGCCAACTCCAACAATTTACCGGTTAAAGTAAAGGGCTGAACGATGGTTTTGGTATAGATATAGGTAGGTACTGGTACTACTGGATCCGGATCAGGAAAAGCTTCGTTTTCGTTGATCGCACCACCAGAGTCGTTACCCTGCATCACCATAGGTGTATAAATACCTCTGGCAGATGGTTTTAAACTAGATTTAGGAATGCTGTCGAAATACGGCGAAGACAGCGCCTGTTGTTCTTTCAAAGCCTGGGAAGCCTCGCCATAGGATTCCTTAAATGCACTTTGAAAGGAACTTGTGCTATTTATGGTCATACTATCCTAGAGAGTTTACAATCGCCTCCATTCTCCCTTCCTTGCCTTTCGACTTGGTAGTACCCGGAACAATTCCTTGCGCCGAGCCTGAGGGAGGTATCGAAGTACGCGAAACTCTCTCCAATGAATGTTTAGAGAGTCCTTTTAACCCGCCAGTCACCAGTTTAAAGGCTTCAGTAATATCCGTTTGGGTAGCAGCCCTAGCATCAGGAAGCATCTTTTCCAATTTCTTGTAAGTTGCATCCGCAATGATCTCTTTGCTCTCCTCAGGTAAATTACCAAACCCTCCTTTATCAAGGAGCGAATCAAAGTGGTTGTTCCCGTTATCCATGTTCTGCTGGATAAGAAAAGTTTCCTGCTTCTTATACGCCTCTTGTTCCTGCTGCTGACGAGACATGAACAATTTTTTCAACTCGCCAAGCTCTCCACCAAGTTTCTTAACAATAGGATCGTATCCGTCATAAGGATCAGCTTCGGGTTCTTGACCCTTACCAAACTCTGACAATACGTCCTGTATGCTCTGGCCACCAATTAGCTTCGACATAATGGCTTTGTTAAGCTCATTACTTTGAATCCAGTTGTGTAACTCCTTGGCCTTAGACAAGGTTTCATTCTCGGACTTAAGTTTACTTAATTGTTCCCTGAGAGCACGAAAGTTAGATGCCGCATCTGTAGGTTTTTCTTCGCTTACAGCCGCGCCTTCTGCTTTTTGCTCTTCTGACCCATTGGTATCTTGCGAGGAAACCTCAGCTTCTTGAACTGGACTGGGTAAGTCCACTTCGCTGTCTGATACGCCCAGAATATCGTCCATATTTGTTCTCCTATTGGTTACGCCAATTACTCGAATCGGTGAGTTACGCCCACCACCCGCTTATTGTAAAACAGGACCTTCCTGCTCTTCAAACTTTTTGGCCTTTGCCTTATTAAACTCACTAACAGCCTGCATCTGTAACTGTTGCTCCTGCTGTTGCATAGCCTGAGCCTGTTGTTGCTGTTGTGCCTCGGCTTCTTTCTGCGCCATAATCTGTTGGTGTTCTTTAATATGCCCATCAAGAGCCATTAACTGCTCTTGTTCCGCGTTATCTAAAAACGTAGGGCTTTGAATCTGTAAAATATGTTCCGCTATGTGAATAGGATGGTTATCGTAATCTGCACTTACAGGAGCCCGTTCACCTCTCAACAACTTCTCATTCTCCCAGCAAGCCTTTTTAACCTCTACACTATCCTGTGCCTCAACCGGCTCTACACCCATATTCTTTGCTAATTCTGATCTTAACTTGTTGCCTCTAGGGGAATCCTCAGCCAATGCAGGACCAAACCCTCCGGCCGCCAACAAATCCTTATACCCTGCCATCTTAGCGACCTTCGACTTCTGCAACATCGAACCCTGTTCAACCTTAATATAAATCCCATCGCTTAAATCCTGCGCCCCAATAAACGTATTAACTGAAACATCAGTGCACCCGCGGGTAATCATCTTGAGCTTCTTATTCAAAGCAGGATTAGGGATATGATTAAACTTGTGGATCAAACGAATCTTCTTCGTCATCCGTTGTTCATGGTAAAGATGCCACCGGTTAGCTAAATCAGACTGTTGGCTGTTAGCATTCTCCAACAAACTCTGAATAGCAGCCGCGGCCGTAACACCCTTAGGAGGCTCTCCGCTCATTACAAAGTTCGTTCCAGCTATCCTCACCATCTGGTCAATAATCATCTGGCGTTCTTCAAAAAACTGAGCGGGTAACGGTATCCCCTGCGCAAACGTAGGAGGTGGCACATTAGGGATATGGTTATACATGTAAACCTTGTATCCACCACCATCCCACACACCCTTCTCTAACTGCTTTTTAGCGCTTAAAATATTAGGCTTGGCCAATGTCCCGGCATTCTGCACAATAGCCGCGTTAATCTCATTTAAACGCATCTGAAGTGGTACTAATTGCTCCACTAATGACTTGCCAAGAAATCTCCCAATATACGGCTCCCAGAAAAAGTACGAATAAGGGTGCCACATCAAAGGATCATACGACATGAAGTAAGGATTACCCACTTCTGGAGGAGAATCATAAATAGGAACACCACCAGCAGTAACTAAATATCTGCCTTTGCGATAATCCTTGTTCGGAGCGATGTTAAACTCACGAATTAAACACTTTCCTTTGCTTCTAATGCCTTTTTTCGTCCCAATATACGGGACAGCTAGCTTCATTTCCTCGTAATACTTTAAAACATCACTTAAATCGTTAGATTCAGAGATTTTATCCAAGTTTCCAAGGTATCCAGGCTCTTCCGAGTCATAAGACTCTCTAGCCCAGTCAACATCTATCAAATACTGCTCACCAATCCATGAATGTTTGGTAAAATCCGTATTGGAATTATCCATCATCATCTGGAAGTAAGTCAGAATAGCTACTTCGTTGTCCCCTTCAGGCTCTAAAGTCTCAGGATTAACCGACTGAAACACTCCCTTAGATGGGTCCCAATAGTCCTTAGCAAACACCGAACCTAAACTAGCCGCCCAGAAGCAAGACAAGTTAGAATTATGATACTCATTATCAAGGTCATACTTAGCCTCGATAACCTTCTCACTCACCTTGGCTATCGCTTTATCAGTGGCCTGGTCATCATCGGTATCAATAGTTACTGTGGGCTTATTGCCACAAAGGAAACTAGACAAAGTACGAACAATTGGTGATATTTCATTCGTCTGGTACCCATGAACCGTATTATCCTTGGCCATTACATGCTGGTTGCCAACAATAACAGACTCAATACTACGAGTATCCATGTCCCCGCGTTTAGTATGATCGCCGTTAGCATAAGCCACGGACCTCTTACCAATACGGGAAATCTCTTTCTTAAAGCTTTGATCGTCTTTGACCATCTCAGCTAAGAAATCGACTGCCTTATCTGTTGTCTCGTAGAGTTCTTTCATTCTAATTTAACTATACTCTTCTCGCCAAATTCATCGTATTCAACCTGGCCCTCACGGCCGCCATCCCAACAAGTCTTTGACTCCTCAGGATACATCATCCGGGGCACAACACGATTACTCAACTCAACTACATGGCCGACTAACTCCAACACCTGTTTGCGCAAGTGCTGGAGTTCTTCGTCCTTAGCTTTACACGTTAAACACCGTGGCATTTTATGCCCCGTTATCTACGCATTCAATCTTGTAAAAACCGGTGCCATTAGCACTGGTTGTAATTGTAAATACTTGACGGTCCAGAGTAGCGTTAAACGAAGGCACTACAATTTGAGTTACCGCATCAGCTGTGCCACTGGTTAAAGTCAAAAAGTAGCTATAACGACCACCAATAGACGCATCAGTATATGCAGTGAAAACAGTGTCTGCGTTGATATATCCGGGGGCAATTACTCCACCTGTTCCACCTGCGCTAGAAGCATAGGTTCCATAAATTGTTAATTTAGCGGGAGTATACCCTGCTTCTTGAATTACTGCTGTTTGTACTGTATTAAATGCCATACTATTCTCCTAATGAAAGCCCACTCTCGTGAGCGGGTTAATTAATATCCGTAAAAACTAAAAGGTACTGCTGTTAAAGCCGATAAATCCGTAGTGTTAGCAACTTGAACCAAAGCTCCACCACTTACTTCAGCGACTACAAGATTAGCCGTCAATCCATCAGTTGCAACAATTGGGTAAAATACATATCCCAAACCACTAGCAGCAGAGCCACCAGCTCTAGGCTCAATCCGTGTAAAACTAGCCAATCCAAATTGTTTAGCCGTAATCTGCTCACCACCAGTAGGATAAGAAGCATCAAACGCTATAGGCGCTAAAACCACTTTCTCCACTGGGTACTTCAATGTTCCTACTGTAACTGCCATAATATTCTCCTTTATGTTAAAATTCGTAATTCTCTAAATCACCAAGTTCGTTTATATCGTCATCTCCCCAACTTCCCCTGTCTTCAACTGGCACCTCTTGTCTTCTTGCTAATTCTTCATTCCTTTGCATTGCAGCCTGATACGGGTCCATATCTGCATACTTATTCGCTTCCTTCTCTTTGTAATACTTCCTAGCGTACTCCCTGATTCCTCTTATCCCGTAAACACAGGCGTCTACCATGTCATCATGCGGACCCTTCGGGAACTCCAGCAACTGCCTGCTCAAATGATCGGAGTTTATGAAAACCTTCCCCTTTTCAAATAAATTCTGGACGGTTATCGCTCTTCTAATCTTGTCCCTATCAGGAGTAATCGGCCAAATGTCATACCCTTCGTTATATAAAGCCTCTCCTACTGCCTTTTGGAAGGCTACTTCTTCCACTCCCAAAACATCCGGTTTATGTCTCTCATATGCCGCTTTAATGTTTGCTATTACGTCATTCCAGCCCCAAGCACCATGCACTGTCTCAATCTCATGGATATTGCCCTTAAAGTCTAATCCAAGGGTTACTATAGCTGTCTCATCAGGGTCACTGCTCTTATCTAATAAATCTTTCTCTGTTATCGCCGGATCCACTGCTATCATCTTAAAGGCATAGTCTCGATTACCAGGCGGGCTTCTATGTATCCATTCTGCCTTAAATATCTGGTCATCAAACACATCCCAACTTCCATGAATATACTTACTCCTCCAGATAGGTGGTAAGTCTCTCTCTAGCTCCTCTATATACCCTGTAGGTAAATGAGGGTTATCCATCGGCATACTGGGGAAGTATCGGTATCCCTTTGATCTAGCCTTCGGATCATTAATCCAACGCTCTTTAATCCATCCAGGTTCTGGGTTAGTAGCTAGCAAGCCAAAGTATTTAATGCCCGGCAACTTCCTTCTCAACCGAGTCTTAAGCATATTAAACGCTTCTTCTGGCACCTCTGTTGCTTCATCCAGCCCAAAAGCACCTAAGTTAAAGCTCTTAATCTTCCCAGGCGTCTGACACTCCCCTAGAACTATAGATGACTTATTGGTAAGGATTATCTCACCATCACTCTTATTATAGGACTTAATGATCCTCTGAGGTAACACTTCCATCAAGATGGGTAATGTTGTCCTCTTTAGATCTTTAAACCTAAACCGTCCTAAAAATATTTGATTGCCAAAGAACTGAACGCTTAATCTTACTATCTCTTCACACAGCCATACACTCTTACCACCACCCATTGCCCCACCGAACAGTTTATACCTAGTTGGGGACTCATGGGCCAAAGCCTGCATCTTAGTAGGTA